AATTCTGCTTTTGCAGCATCTGAGCGAGTTTGTAGAATATCATGTATATCAGCAAGAATGACTTCATTCTCGACATACTCGTCAAAGTATTTATCGAGCGATTCTTTGAGATAGCGGTATCTATGCCATTCTGGTGAATACGGTTTGTAGTGTGTCATGATAATTTTATGAAAAACCCTACAGGGCAATTTTTACCCCGAGTTTTTTTTCGACCTTTTTTTAAACTAAAAGTCAAATAATATATGGGTCAATGGTGGTCGTGCCAACCACATGGTTGTGTTACTATGCGTCCACGATACTCATAGTAACCTTCCATGTAATGTGTAGGTGATAACCACCTACCAGGCACGTATATCTTTTCTCTAACAATAGTCTCTTCCATACATCGTGGAGAGTGATAGTGATGAGTATGATGATGATAATGGTTGCCATACTCGACAAATGGCTCCCAGAATTCCTTCCAAGTAAGAGCCTCTGCTGCGGGTGCAACAGTTAAAGATGCGAGTAAAGCAACCAGTATTTTCATTTAATCGTTTTCAGCTAGTGATGCGAAGTAGTCAAGGTCAGGACTGCTAGAAGTTTGACTTAACTCTTTAACTTTATCACCAAATCCACTCGGTGTGGGTGGTTGTGTGACAGTTTCTTCAGCGTACACTGCTTCATCTTCTTCTCCCTCAAATGAGCGGACAGTAGCACGAGCAGACTTATTCAACACAGTGTTGAGTCTCTCTTCTAGTTGCTCATATGATTTGAAGTTGGCAGGGTCAGTAAACTCTTTGAGAGAGTGTTGTGACTTCCAAATTTCCTCCAACTTAGCATCATCAAATCCTCCAAGTGTGGAAGCGGGTGCAAAATCAGACTTATCATAATTCCAATACCCACCGATTGTTTGTATCTTGATACGGAAGTCCGCACCTTTCCACATATCAAATGGGTTGATAGGCTCTTCATCCTCGAATTGAGGTTGCATAGCACTCACAATCTTATCATGAATCTTCTTGCCATACTTGTAGAGAAAGACCTTTCCTTCATTGTCGGGGTTGAGTTGGTCTTTAACGACATAGATGTTGCTGTAGTAGGAGAGTTTCCTCTTCTGTTTACGAGCAGTTTCTTTGTCTTGGTCTAGACCAGAATTCCAAAGAGTGCGATTCAATTCACCAACAGGGTCTTTTTGTCCCAATGTAGTGAGTGAATTCTCAATATACCAACCGCCTGCACCTTGGAATGCGTGACTCCAAACTTGTGCCCATGGTAGGTCTTCACCGTCTGGCTCAGGAAGGAATCGGACTACTGCGTAACCGTTTCCAGACTTATCAACTCCAGGTTTCCAGAGTCTCTCATCAGGTCCTGCGCCCTGTGGTTTAGACATCTTCTCAATCTGTTTGGTAAGCTTATCAAAGCTACCAGACTTCTTCTTAAGTGATGCGAATGACATTTGTATTTCTCCGTTGTGGTTTTGTTTTTTTGTATTTGCCACCGTATTATGATGACATATTATTTAGGACTTGTCAAGTCCTCTTTTTGAAATGTTATGTATGATTACCTTCTCTCCGTCATGAGTAAACAACAATTCATCGTCAGCATCCCATAACAACTCCTCGAATAAGTCATTAAGTTTTTCAGCGTCTTCGTATAGTTGATTAGGATTCGGCATCTTTTAATTCTTTTCTCCAAGCTCTGAGTTTGTCTTCCATCTGCTGTAGTATAAGCATGAGGTTTAGTCCTCCCGAATACTGTGCAGATAAAGTATCTATTCTTTCTTTAACGAAGGTTGCCTCCTCATCGTTATCATCTCCTGATATATTATGTGAAGCAAGTGCAAGACGAGAGTAAAATACTTTCTGTTTAGCAATCAACTCGAGTGTCTTCTCGATGTGCTCTAGTCTCTCCTTAGGAGAAAACTCAGCAAGTCCTGCTGAGATTTTTAATAGTTGTGTGTATGTCTCCTGTATGTCTGTTAACTCTCGTTGCACAACATCGGATTCAAAAAAACTTTCGTCGGAAGTCATAGGTTTAAAACTGCTTTACTTGTACGTTTAATATAATTTAATCGTGCTGCATCCCATTGCAATTTATCCTTTAGAGGTTTAGAAATCAATTTCTTGACTGTTGTAACGTCTATCTCTAACTCTTCACAGATAGATGTGACTGCTTCAATGTAATTGATGAGACCACTGCTATCTTTAACACGATTCTCAACAAGGGATGTAAACTTACCCTGAGTCATAAACTTTTCTTCAATTTCTTTCATGAATTTAATCCCTCAGTGTAATATCTGTAGTCTTTTATCCAATCAATGAGGGTATTGATGTAAGGGACTTTATCATATTTCTCAACCACCTGTGTCTGTCCATCCTCTGCAACAGATATGGTGACAAGTTTATCAACCTCTATACCAGTTAACTCCCAATACATGTAAGCATATGCTGCTTCTTGCACGAAGTATTTCTCTAGGTATTTCTCTTTCTTTAACGTGCCAGTGGTCTTAAAGTCTATGATAGCAAGCTCATTATCAAACTCAGCAATGCAATCAACACGCCCAGCCAGATATAAATTACGAGAAAAAAGAGGGGTTTCAAGAGCGTGAATATTAGATATCCGATTAAGAGTCTCACGACTAGCCCCAAAAAGGTACTTGGCAAGACCCTTGCTCTCCTTAATTTTCTCAGATTCATTTCTTAGATAATATTCTACGATAGAATGATATTTAGTGCCTCGCCATGCAGCAGCACGTCGTATCCTCTCCGCTTCAGTATAACCGATTCGATTCTCCCAGTCAAGTATACCTTGCTTAGACTGGTGACCTACTACAGTCGTCACACTGGGTACCCAAACGTCATCTAGTTTGTAGAAACGTCCATGATTTAGAGTCTTACTTTCTAAGTCCTCTAACTCAAGAGGAGTGCCCACATAATTAAACATTAATTAAATCCCATATTAATTTTACTGACAAGATACTCACGGACAAGACCAGACCTAACGATGTCTTCAATACCAAACTCAACACATGAGAATGATGGCATTGTTTGTAAGATTTTCATGAAGTCTAACACTCCTGTCCTCTCGTTAGTTTTAATAAGGTCTGACTGTGTGTAGTCGCCAGAGAATATAATTCTAGTGTCTTCACCTACACGAGTAATGACTGAGTCTAACTCATGGAAGTTAAGATTACTAAACTCATCCACTATCATAATACATTTGTCAAGAGTAACACCTCTAACAAATGATGTTGACCAGAATGACACTGTGTCCTGTGCTCTAAGGTTTGCATAGAGTGATTCAAATGCATTGTCATCAGGCATTTCAAACATATACTTCACCATATTTTTGTATGGTATCTGATATAGGTTTGACTTATCCTCATGGTCACCTGGTAGGAAACCAATCTCTCTTGTAGGGACAAGAGACCTCACCATGTAAACTTTTTCATAAGGTGTCTCAGGGTCTAGCACTTGTTGTAGTGCAAGATAAAGTGAGATGAAAGTCTTACCTGTGCCTGCACAACCATGCAACACAAGGTTTTGTCCTTCTTCATATGCTTTGAAGACTGCCTCCTGATTTGGAGTCAGTGGCTCAATCACTTTAAGGTGGTCTAGATTGATGGGCTTACGTCTCTTCATCTGCTTAACAGAGTAGTGGTCGTAACGTCCGTTTCCGTTTCCGTTTTTCTTTTTAGCGGGCATAATTTAGGTATAGCGACTCAAGTTCGCTCGTGGATGGTCTGATTGAATCTTCTGCATTACTTCCTTGAATCCATCAGATTGTTTAGGGTCACCGTATGTAGTGCCAGCGATGCCTGCACTCCAGTCCCTATCCCAATCTGGATTCTCTTTCCTCCACTCGTCATACTTTTTCATAGACATGGAGAGTTCTTGTTTCTCCCCAGTCTTAGTATTTATTACGGGATATGTAGGCATTTCTAAAGTCCTCTACTGTGTTTGCCATATGTCGGTAACCTGTACCAACATAGATTTGTCCTGCTACAACGGATACTGTAGCGATGCCCCAGAAAATATAATAAAACCTAGATTTAATCTGGTATCTTTTCTTGAGCATTTTAGTTCCTAATTCAGTCATCGTGGTCATCAAATGGGTCAGTTAACCCTTCATTAGCAAAGAAACCTCTATAGATTCCATAGAATATAAAGAGCACTGTGATTACTGCAATAGAAATCGGCACTGTATACTCTGGTGAGAAGTTAGCGTGAGGTATCATAGTATTTTTAAACAGGGTTGTAAGTCGTCCCAACCATCAGGGCATCCACATTCTTTGTCCTCAGCACACCAACCCATTGCTTTAGCAACGATTGGAAACTGACAGATAAGATGCTCTTTGCATAGGTTAGCAATGTCCATGTGTTCTTTCTGCGTGCCATTTGCTGACCGCAATTCGATGTAGTGTAACCAACTACGGACACTACCACTCATGTAAATTCTGGTTGGGGTTGCTAAGGGCAAGACCATTCTAGCACACTCTTTAGCAATTCCTTCCTCTAACATTTCGTTGTAGATATGTTGTGCTTGGAAGAAGTGCTCTTCTATTTTAGCATCAAATTTTGCTTTGACAATCGGGTCGATGTCATCAATACTATTCTGTCTATTCTTAGTATCTTGTCGACGTAAGTCAGGAGTAGGAATGTCACCTAGCATCCCTGCATCAGCGTAGCGTTGAGAAAACTCTTGGAATGTAAAACTTCTATGTCTCAATACCTGTGCTGCGATAGCACGTGTGGTATTAATCTCAAGTGTCATGAATGCCTGCTCAAATACAGACCAGTGGTTGTGTTTGATACAGTAACTCAATAGACCCTCGACAGAGGGGTTGTCTTGATTCTTTGGGTTGCTCACACGAGCAACGTATCCCATAGTCTTTTCTGCGTCAGGTGTGACGCTCACTAAACATACTCTAGTCATGCTTAAATAAAATCCTAGCAATAATATAAAGTCCGACTGCACCAAAGTATCCAATGGTTGCTATACCAAGGGTAGGCACTGTCATATTCCACACTAGCATTAAAACGAATGGTTTGACAGTGAAGTCAGCAATCCATTTAACTGCTTTCTCTCCCATCTCTTGATTGCGTAGTCTTTCTTCTTCTAATTCAGTAAGTTTCTTTTTGTCTTCTTCCTGTTGTTGTGCCTTCTTACGAGGGTCAAAGAATACGTAATCGTTTGCCATTACTTTTTGCCTTTCTTCGCTTTCTTTTCTTTTGGGTCTTGCCATAGTTTTGGATTAATCTTACCCGACGCTTGGGTAAATCTTATCAAGCCTTTCTTATATTTGTCATAGTAATGGTCAAATATTTCAGACTGCTTGTTGCTCATCACAATGTCATACTTAGTATAACCTTCTGATTTATATTCAACAAGGTATGCTGTGTAAGGAAGAGAAGTATCATTTGCTGCTTCAATATTGCAGTCAGTTGCAATAATCTTCATTACTTTCTGCCTCTATTACCCCATTTGATTGAAGGAAATGCTTCTTCTACAACCGCTTTGGTAATACGAAACTTCTTGTGAAGATTTTTATTGATAGCTGCAATGACAACCTGTGCCTCATCAGCATGTAATCCTTCAAGAAGAGCGATAAACATAGACTCAATCTTTAGGGCAGGCAGATTGTCTGCTCCACCTTTAAAGTAGTAGTAAAGTTTACTGCCTTCTTTTTCTAGAAGAGTATGCTCTGTGCCCTTAGGTGCTTCGTTAGGAGTGTAAGGGACATCACCTGGTGGAATTCTAGACACCAAACTCTCATCATAATTCATAATGAATAATGACCTTAGGGTCTGTGTATTATTATCCTGCAGGATTTTTATCTTCTGCGCTTTTGTTTTAGCATTGTGTGCTTTACGAAGCACCTCAGAAATCATCAATTTCATAGTGAAAATCTAATTAAGATTCTTCATCGTCATCTATTGTAGCATCTTCTTCCGTAAAACGCAAGTATAATAACTCAGATGGGTCTGCGTATCCATCTTCGCCTTGCATCTCAGGGTGTATAGTAACAGCAGCGTAATCTGCTTTCTCTACCCACTCATCAAAAATCCCCTTGAGATTCCACGATATTATGGCTCCCAAGAGGAATGCTCCGACGGTTAGGAAGAATGCCATGTAAATGAATTCTAATTCTTGCATGGGCTACCTCCGACTATGTACTTTATTTAGTAACTTTTTTTCTGCCAGGTTTTCGCTCGGCATGATACTTCCAAGCGTCCTCTAGAATGGAGTAAAGATAATCCTTTATCTTTCTTGCTTTTGGTTTAGGGATGTGTCCATAAGACTCCCTAAGTTGTGCATCACCACCCTTGATATAACCTTCCAACTCTAGCACAGCGTTACTAAGTTCTGCTGCTACAGAGGACTCAATGAAGTCATTAACTTCTCTTCGTGTCCATTTTTGTGCTTTTAAATACGGATACATCTTGAATAAAAATCTTCCGTTGACCATTGCTTCATCTAGTGCTCGGTCAACGAGAGTATACAATTCTTCAGTATTCTTTTGCATTACAGGTAGGTGTTTTCTCTTAAGTATTTTACAGTTTCGGTGCAACCACCCATTTTATGTCCAGAGATTATTACTTGGGGGAAGGTTGCTCCTCTGCCAAACTCACTATAGAATTGCTCTCTGGTGAAGTTTGAGTTGAGCTTATACTCAGCATACACCCAACCCTTTGATTTGTAAACCTCTTTAATTTTTGTGCAGTAAGGGCAACCGTCTCTGGTATAGATTGCTGTATTTCCTGGTGTCTTCATTGAAAAATTGAAAAAGAAAAGGAGGGTGTAATACCCTCCATGTTATTACATTCTTATATAGTTAGAATGTGTATTTTGTTCCTAACTTAACACCGTATGCGTTGTCAGCAGAGTCTGCTGTCTGTAGAGAAAACTCTCCGTATACTCCAACTGCTTCGGTTACGTCAACAGAACCACCAAGATATCCAATGAAGTCTGTTGAAGACTCTCCACCGTCAGGTGCAGTTGTGATAGGACCACCAGAAACATACCAGTTGTCTCCTTCGTATCCAACCTGTAATTCTGTGGTTGTTCCTGTGTAGTTGCTACCAGTTAAAGATGAGTTTACTTCTACGTTGACATAAGGACCTGCAAAAGCAGCACCAGATGCAAGAAGTGGAGTGGCAGCTAGAGCTGCTAAAGTAGATTTAATAGTCATAATAGATTTAATTTCTCGCAAGAAAAATCCTGCGGATGTTCTCTGACTCTCTCGACATGAGAGTCTTTTACATGCGACGCAGGGGCACGATAGTTTCGATTCCTTTGTAACAATGGTTATTTATAGCAGAAAAAATTCTAGATGTCAAGTCCTTTGAGGAGTATGCTCTAAGTCGATGTCAAAAGACCACCCAATAGAGCGTATGTAATCAAAGGTATCCCCGATATCTTTATCACAATCTATCTCATATTTTCTATCGCAAAGAAATTTGCGTAAATCATACACAGAATTGTAACGACCTTGTTCTTTATGGTCTTCGGTATAGAGGATGTATCTCATACTAGGATTCCTTACTGTCCTTACTAATTATATCACGAATCGCTGACATATCGTGGTCGGTTAGTACGCTTTCATCATTGTCACCCTCTTCACCACGTGGGTCTTCGACAGGTGTGAGTTGCTTACTTACCCTTCCCAAGTCCTCTTGGAGGTCTGCCATGTAGTCGGTAGGTTTAGCATCCATACTATGCACTACTGAAAGATTACTCCTCCAATACTTCTGCATCTTCTTCATCATCTTTTTCTTACCCTTAGGGTCGTCTTTATATTTCTCGATGATTTTACGGAGTTGTCTTAACTCTCGAGATGATTTTTCGAGTGACCTTTCGGCTGCACTCTTTCCAAATCCTGCCATTAATCTACGTCGTTGATAATTAGTTTGAATCTGACACGATAATTCTTTCGGTCAGTAGTATAATACCATATCGGAGAGTCAATATTATGTGACTCCTGATATATGGCTTCCTTAGAGTATCTATCAACACTCTTCTTCTCCTC